GTGACTGTATCCACAGCGTTGACATTATTTATTGTAGCGGAATCACTTATCAGTGAAAATGCTTCGCCTATAGTTGAATATGAGTATAAGGATCGTATGCTATCAGAATAGAGAAATCTCATTCTAGAACTGTCTGCGCGTAAACCAATAAAATATGCGCTATCTGCTTCTATTCTACCAAAAACACCAAGATCAGCTCTTATGCTATCGGCTTCTATTCCGGTAAAGATGCCTGTACTTGGACCTTCTGTGACACCCGCAATACTTGAATCTCCGATAGATATAACATCATCATTGCCGCCTAATCCTACATTTATATCAAAAAGAGGATCATCTATAATGTCTGGTAATGTAACTGTAAAAGATATGTTATTATAAGTTGTTTCTAGTGACCACAGAGATCCATCTCTGGCTTCATCGTCTACAGCAGAAAATGTATCTATTGAAAATACGCTATTCAGAGGAGATATTGGTATTGCAGTTAAATAAAATGATGCAACGTCGGAGCCATAGCCATCCTCGGGATGAGTAAATGTTAAGTTTACGCCGCTTGTTTGTTTCGGTTTCCAGACTGTAGGTCTTTTCGAACCCGCTGCTTTATTAAATAATGGATCAAGTACAACACCCACAGAAACAGCAGTTGTTCCATGAGGTAATTTTATTTCAATGTCGTTTCTTAATTCCGTTCTGCCTTCTATACCGCTAGGTTGTGCAGCCCACTTAATAATATCCGCCATATTTTATCGCCGATCGTCGTTATCTTCTGCCCTCGGATCATCAATATCACCTGCTTTTATTTCACCGGCAATTTCATTTTTCATGTCCTTAACATCCTTATCGTCATATCGCAAAACATTTTTAAGAACCCAAGCTTTAGAGAAATAATCTCCTACATACTGGGTCATTTGATCTAGTGTTTGTAATCTTTCACGTAGTACCTCAGACTCTTTTAGTTCTGCAAAGTAATTATCTCTTGCATAATCTACGCTAATATGCGTTTTCCATTCTTCCCAATCTGCATCTGTGCAAATTCTTTTTAATATGAGTTGTTTTCTCAATACATTTAAGAAAATCATTCCAAATTTCTTACGCAGTCTGTCGATGAATTTTTGGAATTTAATTTCTTCGCGGCTCACTTCATTTCCACGACCCAGAGAAAATTGTGCCTCTTGCTCAAGTCTATTCATTGGCACGTTTAATGCTCTGTAAACTCTTTTTTGAAAATAAATAATGTCATCAATCTGACCAAGATTGTCGCCACCAGGAAGTGTTGTGACTTCAGTTCCTCTGCCACCTTCACGTCTAGGTAACCAAAAATCTTCTAGCATTGACATGTGCTTTCTATCATCGCGCATTTCACCAGTGCTTGCGTCATATACAAGTTTATTTCTATACTTGGACATAATATTTCGCATGTATTCTTCGGCTTTACCTTTGGGTAAGTTGCCCACGTCAACATAAAAAATCCTACGCTCGGGTGCACGACTCAATCTATAAATTACCAGAGAGTCTTCCATCATTCTTAATTGGTTGACAGGTTTGATGCATTTATGTAAATGAGATACAACTTTTTTTCTAGACTCATCTAGCAAACCACTTGTCACATAATTAATAGAATCTGCCGTAAATTTTATGCCCTTATTATGCGTTTGGCCAAAAGATTTTGTTCCATTTTTGTCGTGATATACATAATATTCGTTTATAGAATCAATAATATCTGCATTTGTGACTGGATCTTTTTTAGTCTTAACTTCTTTAACTTTTCTAATTTTTGTGGCATCAATGAAACGTACTTCCTGAATACCTTGCTTTTCGTTCTTTTCGTCAACCAAAACATGATGATAAATTCTACCGTCGATATACCACCTCTTAAACAAATCGTGCGCGTGTTCTGTAGCATCGAACATCGAAAGAACATTATTAAATTCTTCTTCCATAGATTTCTTGATATTGTCTGGCGCTTCTACGTTATCTAAGTTTAAGCTAAGTGCGTCCTCATCACCGTTATTTACAATCGCTTCATTTACGATATCCTCAATAGCCATATCGACTTCTGGGTGTACGGCAATGCCTCTATATTTGTTGATGAGTGCAAACATATCTTTGGCATTATCGCCATCAATGTCAACATATTGTCCGAAATGACTGCCTGAAGCGGTAACATAACCTGCACCATCGTCACTCTGTGGAGCGACAACAGATTTTAGTTTCTCTATATTATCTTCTTTTTTAGTTCTCTTTAATTCAAAACCAAAAAGTCTAATGCTATTATCAGCCATGTAATTTTCCTAATAGTTATAATGTAATTATGGTGGGGAGACGAATCTCCCCACTGTCACTCTTATTTATACAACTTTATGAGGTCGTATTACTTTCCCAATACTGGATCTGGAATTCACAAGTAAATTCTTCGATTGCAGCGGCTTCGTCATATGACAACTCAATAGTCGAAATATTAGTTGGAAAACATCCACGAAAGACATACCGCTTTAGTACGCTCTCATCTTTGTCCAATTGATCCACTAGCAAGTCCGCTTGATATGCTGTTGGATCAGTCACGCCAGTATTTGTTGAATGTGCATTCATGCCATTCATCCAGCGTTCTAACGCATTTCTTGTACCAAAATCTGTGTCATTATAGATCGTTACCTGCCAGGGCTGGAATGTACGATCACCCGCAATTTGCAGGGTTCTGCCACGAAATGGTACTGGAACTGTCGAGATTTCCGATGCTGGAAGCGCGGCTCCTTTACACATGAATGATGTTAATTCAACGTCACCCGCAGCATAACCTGGAAAGTTAATTGTTGCTTTAAAGAGATTTGAGCGGGCGCCCCCACCTCTTAGTTTTGCTTTGAAATCGTCTACACCTAAGATAGCCATTTTTTTCTCCTATACTTTCTTATACAGTGCCAACAACTTCTTCAAACGAAACGCCGGTGCGTACTGCAACAAAGTTAAGTGTGATGAAATTGATTGATCTTGCTGGTTTAATGAATAGGCTAGCTACAAATTGATTTGTGTCTACAACCAACGGTGTGTTGTTTGTTTCATCGCAAACCATTTTGAAATCTGTGATACCACGTCTACCCTTCACGTCTCGGAGAAGTGGTTCGATGATATTCACAAATTCTGCTCTGGTAAATTCATCGTTAAATTCAAACAGAATGTTTTGTGCTGCCGCTGAAATTGCTCTTTCAAGTACAAGGAACAATCTACGAACATTGATTCGATCAAATGCAGATGGTCTTGCAAGGTGAGTTTTATCACCATATAACAAAATGCCTTGACCTGGGATGTTTGCAATAGGATTGATCCCAGCTTGATATAGCTGATCTCTTTCAGATTTGTTTGGAGAATATGCCAAACTTGTGACACCAAAATATTGACCTCTACGTGTTCCCGCAGGTGAGAACCAAGGTGCAAAGTTGTTATCTGTTGCTGCCATGAGTCCGGCAGTCGATGAAGCCGCAGGAATATTGATATAGTTATCATTATACTTATCATAGACTTTCAAGAATTGATTGTCTACAGCAAGATATGAACTGCGCGTGAATAATGCAACACTTGCGAGTGTTGTTGTAACAGGAGTTGCAGCCCCAACTACAGCGGTTCTATTTGGCGAAGTAACAACCATACAATCTTTTCTGATACTTTGTGCGATTCCTACAAGATCATTAACAATAGTTGTCTGATCGTCCGAAGCTGCAACGCTAGGAGCAATTAAGAAGTCGATTGCTAATGCGTTTGGATCTTCAAACTTATCAAATCCAGTCGCATACTCCGATGTTGTAAGTAATTCTGAGTTTGCGCCGCCTACAAGAGATAAATTTACATCTGCTGTAAAACCAGTTGTATAGTCGCTGGCTGTTGTTGCTGCTGTGCCTGCGTTGACGCCGTATTTATTGTTGAAGCCTGCCATCCAAACGTATTTAGACTGCGTGTTGATTACGTTTTTAATATAGCTTGACGTGCCGTCCGAAGTTTTAGCGCCAAGTGCCATAGAAACGAATGGGAAAGTTTCGAGTATTGTTCCTTGCGTACCCGTAATTTTGCCACCCTCATCAATAACGACAACGTGTGCCTCATCTTTGATAGTACTGTTGGATTGAGTAGCACCCGCTGAATCAATTCCTACACACCAAGACGATGTTTCTGGCTGGGCTTCAAAATTTGCTTTATATGGCCAATTTGTATAATCTGTATCGCCTGCTCCTGTAACTGAAATTTTCAAAGAATTTCCTAGTTCGCCTGGATATTTTGCGATAAATGTATGAGAATCAGTTTCCAAAGCTGCCACTTGACCGTCAAAATTGTCAGAATTTGTTACTAGTGGTGCTGAAACCGCATCTGAATCATATGCGTTGAATGCAGTAGATGTATATTCCCGAACAATGTAAAGATCGTCGGAATATCTTAGATAATATGCTGCTGAGTGAAAGTCTACTGTATTTATGGTATCTGGTGAGCCAAATACATTTGCCAGTTTTGCTTCATTATTTACGAGAGTCGGTTCGTCGCAAGGACCCCAATTAAAGTTACCAACAAATGCGCCCGTAGATGTGGGCACGTTGGCAACGCCATTAGTGAGGTCTATTTCTTTTACAACGACAGCAGGAGACTCTGATGGTGAGAATAACGCCATGTCTATTTCCTTTTCCAAGTATAGAATTATAAGTTTTCATAATACGATTATGTTCAATTACTGTTATTTATATAATATCTATTTTAGCGATAATCGTGCCAAACTTCTGGTTGAATTACTCCCCAAGGATCATCTGGTTGAACTAGAGGTTCATCCCTACCATCGTCAATGAACCCGAATGGTAACATGTCGTTTTCAATTTCGTGCATTCTTTGTGAGAACATAAGGTCTTTAACATTTATATCACTCAATTCTTGAAAGTCCGATGTACCTGTATAGTATCCGAAAAGAACAAAGTTCATCATTAAATCGTCATGGTTTCCATTACTAGCTTCGAATGAATTGCCCCTGGCTTCAAATGTTGATATTTCTAAAATAGTTTCCTCATCGTGTATTATTAGCTTGCCTGTTTCTAATAAATCTTTTATAGCAGAGCATCCTATACGTTTTACTTTTTTCGTCATATTGATGCCAATTTTGTCTGCATGTACTACAGACTCAACAAACATGTTCTCATACTCTAAATCGTGGTATAGACCGTTACATACTACTTGACCTGCATCATTAGATTCGACCACAATAGTGGCTTCATTATATGTTGCTGCATATTTTACAATAATATTAGGAAACAATAAAGGAGATATTAAATTATTTCGATAAACTGCGACTTGCTCAATAGGCTCACCTTCTGTTACATCTATTATATTAAATGTTGAATAATCTTGACCTCTTCCACGAGCAACGTCTACCATACAAACATAATTGTGTTTCTTTACGGGTTCTTTATACACTAAAACTGAGTCTCTGTCAATACGTTTTAACGGCTCTTTTGCTTTTAATGCCAACAAACATTCCGCAGCTATCAGTGTATTTCCTGTGCCCATAAATGTATTGCCAAATTCTTGATCAAATTGTAGCTGTGAAGTGTTAGCGATAGTTGAAGCTTTCCAAGCCTCATCACGCCCAGGAACATCATACCAATCAACACGAAATGGTTTATATTCGTTAGTGTTCTGCATTGCGCCTTCCCAAATCTTATGAAAGACGTTGCCGACACCATTAGCTGTTGAAGTAATAATAACTTTTGTAGATTCGCCACTTGACACAACAGGATATGTTGATGTATAGAATGTTGCTGCATTTTCAACAAATGCAAATTCGTCAAGATATAGTAAATTCACAGACATACCACGAATAGATGATCCTGAAGTAGCCGCAGCCACAATCTTAGAATTATTACTAAACTCTATAGAGCCTTTGTTTAATGCTTTACATCCAGGCTGAAGAAAGAACGGCAAGCCTTCTAACATGAGTGTAACGCGACCAATCATTTCTCTTGCTGTAGCGCCTTTGTTTGCCATGACTGCAATAGTTTGTTCGGAATGGAATAGTGCATACCAGAGCAGATATGCACATGATGATATAGATTTTCCAGACTGCCTACATGCCAAAACGATTGAAAATCTATTCTCATTAAACGATTTAAACATTTCCTCTTGATATGCGTATAATTCAAATGGAACCAGACCGCGATCCAAAGATATAATTTTACAATAGGTTTTGGCAAAATACGCAGGGTTGTGCATACATTTTGCGTACTCTTGTACCTCAGCGTTTGTCCACTGCTGAATAACGCCATCCTTCTTTACTTGAGGATTACCAAGATAGCTCTCTTTTTCATTTAGTATCATCTGTAACATCAATCATATTATCATTTTTATCTATGTCTAAAAGCATCCTTTGCAGTTCAACAGTAGAGCCTACAAACAAATTATTTGTTGTGCTACCTTCAATTTGCTTATGTTTATTAGCTTGAGAAAGTTCTAACTTCTTTTTATGAAGGTCCAATAATTTATCGTTAGTATCTGAAACTGTTTTGATAAGACCCGCGACCACCTCAAACGCTCTTGGATGCTCTAAAGCACTGGCAATAGAAGTCATTTCATCTAAAGCATTTTGCCCTTTATTAATCAAATCATAATATGTCTGTCGCGTAAACTCGATATCGTTTATTGCATTATCTGAATCGTTCATTATATTTCCTTATGCGGAATCAAAAGTTTCATTAGTAATTATCGAAAATCCGAAATCACTATCTCCTAGAGGTGGCGTGAGACCTAGTGGATTAGGCTCTATCACATATTGCGCGAACTGCGGATCACTAGAATCTCCCAAAATTTGACTGTGTACGTCTGTAATTGTTTTTCTTATGACATTTCCAGACGTTATAGGTCCATAGAAGTTTGCTAACATCGTGAAGTCTAAAGTATATATTATAGTCCTTCTTTGTTCCAGAGATCCTTCAAAATCATCCGAAAACGTAACACCGTTTAAAGTGATAGGAATATCTTCCCTAATATCAGACGCTAGGGTAGCAAAAGGCTTCATAGTAATTGTATAGTGCGGATTAAAATAAGGTATTATTTGCTCTACCATTTGTAGAGCATCATCTTGTGTTTTAGCGTAAATATTTAATTGAAAGATAATATCGTACGGTGCTGGACTATAGAATTTATTTTTCTGTGTAGTTGAAAGCGTTTTATTAAACGTATTCATCTTAGGCAGCTTTCGTTCTGAATTATACGTCATGCCAACAATTTCGAACGACATCCTAGGAAGTTTTATTGCAACTTTGGTATCAGTGTCTAAATCTGGATTTTCTCTAATTCTGTCAAGATATTTAGCTTTAGGCGCATACGACAGAGGAACTTTAACCTGACTTCTTACTTTTCCTGATGAATCTTTTCTCAAAACATAAATGTTATTAAACATCGTTCCAAAGATTGCAACAGATTTTCTAATTCTCTCGTGGTAAAAATATGTTAACATTATGTGTCTCCTGGATCGCCAAAGGGATTAGTCTCGGAGAAGTCTAGAAAATCAAGCAAAACATTAGACGCCGTAGCATCGAATATATCATTTTGCGAGTTTGTTTGAATTTTATTATTATCTGTCACTGTTGCTATTCCAACAAAAGAGCCGTTTGCACCTACAATATCTGAATCTGTGGATGCAGCAGGAGAATGATAATTACCATCATCTGCGCCTACATGAATTAGCGACATTGTGGCATTCTTTTTACTATATGCAGATACTTCGCCTCTTAGTATAGTACCACCAACAGAATGAGTTATTTTTTCTCCTATATTAAAACCTAATTGTGTCAATGCCGGAGGCTCTGCAATAGTGACTAAAGGAGGGTTACTCGAATCGTAATACTTACCTTTATGTATTATATCTAATCTTAACAATCTCTTATTATCAAAATCAAATATCGCA